GGCTAGTTCTTGCTGGTCGTGGTTTTGGTAAAACCCGTCTAGCCTCCGAATGGGTTCGCGAGCAAGCAAAATATACAACCACTGGACAACGCCGTTTCGCACTTGTTGCTCGTACTGCTGCTGACGTTCGTGACGTTATCGTTGAAGGCGAGTCTGGGATTATAAATGTCTCGCCTCCCTCCGAGAAGCCACTCTACGAACCTTCGAAGCGTCGTCTAACTTGGCCCAACGGAAATACCGCTACCCTTTTTACTGCGGATGAGCCTGACTCACTCCGTGGTCCTCAGTTTACGCACGCATGGGGCGATGAGATCGCCGCCTGGCGTCAAACTCCAGATGCCGCGGGTATGACGGCTTTTGATAACCTCCGTGTCGGTACTCGTCTTGGCGCTAACCCCCAGATGGTCGTGACCACTACCCCAAAGCGTGTCCCGCTTCTTTACAAACTTATTGAAGAGTCTAGAACCGATCGTTCAGACGGTAGACCGCCGAATGTGAAGATTACTCGAGGCTCGACGCTAGACAATGCTGGAAACCTATCTCAGGCGTATCTAGACACAATTACTGGCGTCTATGAGGGAACATCGCTTGCTCGCCAGGAGCTTTATGGTGAGATGTTGGATGACGTTGAGGGCGCTCTATGGAGTGAAGAAATGGTTGAATCTGCTCGCGAGTCAATCTACCCTTTCTCTACCCCGCTTCGTGTAATCGGTGTTGACCCTTCTGTTGCCGAAAACCCACGCGATGAGTGTGGAATTGTTGTTGTAGCGTCTACTGCAGAGCATGATTTATACAAGCGTAACGCTTGGGTACTTGAAGACGCCTCAGTTCATGGTTCTCCAGATACCTGGGCCCGTAAAGTTGTTGAAATGGCCCGCAAATGGGGCTGTCCAGTGGTTGCTGAAGTCAACCAAGGCGGTGCATTGGTTAAAAATGCCATTCTTTCTATAGATCCGAGCATTAAAGTGCTTGAAGTACACTCAAAGTACGGAAAACAGCTTCGTGCAGAGCCAATTGTGCTCGCATATGAGCAGGGACGCGTTCACCACGTCGGATATTTACCAGATTTGGAGTCTCAAATGTACTCCTGGATTCCAGAAAGCTCATCGAAGTCCCCTGACCGAGTCGACGCACTAGTTCACGCCCTCACTGCGCTCCTAATTAAGCCACCTCCAGGCTTTTCAGGCGGAAAAATACGTGCAAAGAGCTTCGCTGACCGTAAATTAGGTGTAACTAGCCCAAATAGCCGTCCAGTTGGAAGAATTTTTAGGGTTAAGTAGTGAAAATACTGATGGATCGGTTTCCATGCCACTTAGCAGCTATTGGACCCGACCAAATTGACGACGTAACTACCATGCGTAGCTATGAACCCACGCCTGGGTCCAATTATTTGGAAATTACTAGGGTATTAATCACTGATACCCATATAGTCGTGGCAAAAGACGGCAATTCTGGTCCTCAGATAGTATTTAGAGAGACCTATGAGACGTTCATAGCATCAAAAGAAGCAACGAAAGACTCTTTTGTTGTAACTTCGTCAGGAAAGATGCTAGCATTCAAGAAAGACACTGGTTGCGGCTGCGGATCTCGACTCCGAGGGTGGAACCCATACGGCATACTAGGATCGATGAAGGATTGAATGGAAATTACGCTTCTAACATTTGTCATTTATTGCCTAGCGGCATTTAGACTTACTCGACTAGTCACTACCGACACAATCGCCGAGGGTCTACGCAACAAAATCTGGTCAAAGTGGCCACCAACAACAAAAATTGGATATCTAATCACATGCAACTGGTGTACTGGATATTGGATAGCAATATTGCTAGTAATTTTTGTATTTATTTTACCCCAACTGGCCTTTGTGGTATCATTAGTGTTGGCTATTTCTGCTGCAGTCGGGCTGATCTCAGCCTGGACTGAGCGCTAACAAGTAGGGAGCCCATTTTGGGTATTTTCAAGAAAGAAAACGCTAAACCGAGTGCTCCTCGGCAGAACGTTCGCGCTTCGGCCCCTAAAAATGCCACTCGCGTTGCCCCAGGTATCTCTGTTGACTCTTTTGGCATAGTCTATGCCGAGCCACAGACATTTAACTCACCACGTCCACTTACCGCTGCTGCCGCACAGGTAAATCTCCAGGACAAGGGTGAGGCAGAGCTATTTAAATCACGTAGACAGTCTGCATCGTCAAGCTGGCAGTCAGAGGCGTGGGAATACTACGACTCAATCGGCGAGATCAAGTATGCATTCAACCTAGTTGCATCCGTTGTCTCGCGTATTAGACTTTATGCTGCTGCTATATCCAACCCAAACGAGACCCCATCTCCAATTGACTCTGTAGAGAAAATTGATGCTCGTCTATCTGCAGCCGCCACGCGTGCACTCGATCGACTAAGTTCTGCATTCGGTGGACAGCCTGGCCTTCTAAAGGATGCTGCCTTAAACCTCCAAGTTACAGGTGAGTGCTACTTAGTTCAAATCCCAGAGCGTGTTGGTTCTGGACTCCCTGAGACATGGGACATGCGCTCAGTCGATGAACTTCAGGTCGACTCTAAGGGTAATTATGTCATCAACCCCCGCCGCGATATTGGCGGTGGAAGCTCAATGATGTCGCAGGCTAGCAAGGATATCCTCGCTCTCCCTAAGGGAGCATTCGTTGGCCGTATTTGGCGTGCACACCCACGGTACACTCAAGAGGCTGACAGCTCGCTACGCGGCCTTTTGGATCTATGTGCGGAACTATTGCTACTTAACCGTACTTTCCGCGCTACGGCCCGTTCTCGCCTCAATGCTGGTGCCTTGTATCTTCCTGACGGTCTGTCAGTTGCTGCGTCGCCAGACCCAGACTACCCATATGACGAAGATGGAAACTACAACGAAAACTTCACTGCTGAAGAAGCGGCTGACGACTTCGAAGACCAGCTCATCGACGCGATGACCACTCCAATTAAGGACGAGGACTCTGCAAGCGCCGTTGTTCCGCTAATCATTCGTGGTCCTGCAGAACTTGGTGACAAGATCAAGCAGTTTAAGTTCGAGCGTTCATTCGACCCAGCCCTTGCTCAGCGTGCTGACCGCGTGCTAGAGCGCATTATGCAGGGACTAGATGTTCCGAAGGATGTTGTAACAGGTCTAGCAAACGTTAAGTACTCAAATGCACTTCAAATTGATGAAGCACTATACAAGGCACATATCGAGCCTCTAATGCTCCTCATCGTCGATGCGCTTACCGTCATGTACTTGCGTCCATATCTAATTGCAAACGGGTACTCCGAGGATGAAGTTCGCAATGTTTGCATCTGGTATGACCCGTCTCTAGTTGCTACTCGCAATGACCGCGCAGCAGATGCTGACATGGGCTTCGACAAGATGGCCGTCTCGTATGACGCATGGCGTCGTGCTCACGGTTTCTCTGAGGCAGACGCTCCAGACCCGACTGAGCTCGCACTTCGCCTAGTTGTCAATAAGGGCATGGTTACTCCAGAATTTACTGAAGCTATGCTTGCAGCAGTCGCTCCTGATCTCATGAGTAAGATTCGTCAGATCGCATCTGAAGCTACTGGTGCAGCTATTCCACCAGAAGTAGAGCAGATGTTGCAAGGCCAAACTGGTCCTGCAGCCACAGAACCAGCAGCTACTGAAGCTGCTCCGCCACTAGCAGAACCAGAGGCATAATATGGACAACAAATACATGGATCTAGCTCAGAAACTAGCTGGCGTTCTCTCTGACACGGTGAGTGCGAAGTTTATTTTGCATGGATACCACTGGAACGTTCTCGGCCCAGACTTCGGAGAGTATCACGAATTCTTCGGGACACTATATTCTGACGTAGATGGGTCTATCGATCCACTGGCTGAAAATATTCTAAAGCTTGGCTACCCAGCGCCTTACCTGCTGGCTGATTTCCTAGAGATGTCCTCTATCAATGAAGAGCGTCTAGATGGTACTTCATCTCAATTCTTGCTCCAGTCAGCTCTTCGCATTATGAAGAGTTTGGAGAACAACCACACGGAGGCGTTCCACATTGCAGAGGCGCATGACAAGCAGGGATTGATGGACTTCCTTGCTGGTAGAATTGACATGTATGCCAAGTGGGTTTGGCAGATCAAGGCATTCCTAGGAGTTCGCTAAACCATGTCATATGTCGAGCAGGTATTACAGGCGTCTGGGGGTTCAGCTGCGCCTGCCGAAAATCTAGATCTATCTAAGGTTAAAAAGAAGAAGTTGACTCTGTCGGTAAAGACTGAATCCGATATCTCGAAAAAAGCATCTGAATGCGGAATTGCCGAAGACACTCTTCGTGCTGTATACCGCCGTGCCGCTAACGTCTACTCTGCCTCAGCGGCAGATAGGATGAAGCTACACGACTGGGCAATGCTACGCGTAGATGCATTCTCTGTACTAGCAGAGAAGGGTGAACCTAAAGTCTCTTCCTACATCGCAGATAATGACCTACTGCCAGCAGGGCATGCACTCGCTGCATCTGCATTTGATGTTGACTACGTATCTAGTCAGTTAGAAGTTGAATTGAACGAGTACGAAACTTACAGCTCTAAGGATCATGCTATCCACGCCCTAGCAGAGTACTCTGGCCTAGGATATGAAATCATTCCTAACATTACTGCGGTATGGCTTCGCGCTGAAGCATCTGGTGACGACCCATACTTGAGATCTATGGCCTTCGTAAGCCGTCTATATGACAGCGTTGATAGTGACCTACTACCTAGAAGGGCTGAAAATGTATAAGCAGATCTGGACTGATTTTGTCACTGCCGAGGATGTAGTTTCTATTGTAGATTCTTACAATGCAGAAGCATCTAACATTAGAGCTATAGATGGCGATACAGCACTCAGGGTCGTCGAGCTAGCCTCTGACTACTACAACTATTTAGATTCAGCTGACCGAGCTGCTGCAATTAAGTATGACCTGCACAGCTTTGCAGAATTTGCAACTACTGGGTTCACTTCTGACGGTGACCTAGAATTTATCGATCGTTATGAGGCACTTCTAGCCTCGGGACACCCTTACGTTGCTACCGATGCAACTGCCACGGCTAATTGGCTAGCTGGCGCTCCAGAATTAGACGAAGTGTCTCGTACTGCAGTGATTGCATCGGTTGCTCCAGGAGCTAGCGATATGCAGAAGCTCCACGCATACACACGTTTGACTGTTTTAGCAAGTAATAACCAACTATCTCCAGAGACTATGACTCTATTGGAGCAAGTTCTAGCCAAGCAGTCCTAACTAACAACTTCCGCTAGCGGGTAGAATTGTATGTAGTTTCTACCTTTATAACAAGGACAGTACATGCTTGAATTGACCCCACTGATTGCCGATGGTAACTCTGACGCAGCCCGCCGTGCACGCGTAAAGCTTCAGCCTCGTGACAAGAAGGGCCGCTGGATTCCAACTGGTGCTAGCCTATTCGCGTCTATCAAGACTGCCGCTGGCAAGGTTTTCCGCATCAATGGGAAAGCTATTGGTGGAACTGCTACTAAGAAGGGCGAGCGCAACGACATCCGCATGCTCGTTGGTAGGGGATACGAGAGCTTAGGTATCTCGCCTAACACGGTTCTTACTGTTAACCCTAAGAATGGCGAGCTTGAGTCTAAGATCAAGCTAAACAGAGACTTTTTGAAGAAAAAGGGTATCGACCCTGACCTTCAGCACACACTGCCTAAGGCTCTGGACAAGCAGCCTCAGGCCCTAGCCGAGATGAAGCCAGAGAAGGCTGACAAACTAGATATCGATCTAGCTTCAGCTGGCCTGACCGCAGATGAAGACAAGACTTTCCGCTCAGAACGCGACCAGCAGCCACTAGCTAAGCTCCCACCAGCTATGGAAGATCAGGCAGTTACTGGCGAGGATGTGAATGCCTTAGTTGATGGTGTACCTGACTTCAAGTCTGGTGACGCAGCTGACTCTGCAATTGCAGATGCTTTGGCTGATGCATTTTATGGCGGCGACGTACCAGAACTTGATCAGCTTGTGGATAAGGCCGCCACCCCAGCGCCGAAAGCCGAAGCTGTAAAACTTTCAGAGCTACAGAAGGGCGACATCGTCGCTGGTCCAACTGGTCCGCTAAAGTTCGATCGCGCAGAGAAGCGCATCAACGGCAACTGGGATATTTATGTAGATGATGGTAGCGGTCGTGGCCCTATCAACATGGTTGCAAAGAGCCACCCGAGCGGTCTATCTGACTCGGACTTCCAGGGTGCTACAATGAAGAGACTTAAGAAGGCAGATGCTACTGTAGCACCAACTACAAAAGCCACTCCCGCAGCACCAGCAAAGCCTTCAGCAACTAAGCCAGCAAAACCCGCTGCCAAGCCAGCTAAAGCACCAAGCAAGTCTCCAGCACCTAAGAAGGCTGCCGTTCCTGCTGTTGCAACTAAGGTGGATGCTAGTCGCAAGGATGATGGCAAAGATATCGTCCCGTCCATCACCCCTCAGGATGAGATGCGCAACATTAAAGTTGCCCAGCTCATGGATGAGAACGGTAAGCCACTTTGGACTCGTGATAATACTGGTAAGCGTGTTGCAGTTGAAGATCCAAACGCCCTATACAATGCCCTCCTAGAGAATAACCCTCAGGCTAAGGTAAAAGACAATGGCGAGATAGTACTAGAGCGTGGAAACTTTACAGACCACAATGGTGATGTCTATAAGTATGAAGTTGCCCTAGCAAAGACTCACGGTAACAAGTATGTCGAACACTACTCATTTACTGATAGCAGCGGTACTACTCAGAAGTTCCAGCACTATGACTACAAGGACTCCATCTCCAGTATCTACGGAGATAAGAATGGTGTTCGTACTTTCCGTGATCAGATGCTCGGTGTATCGATTCCTGGAAAGCAGCCGCCAACCCGCGAAACTTTAACTTATTTCGGCAAGGACAAGACCTTAGCTGATCGTATTCGCTACTTCCGCGGTAAGCGAGCAGAGGGCTATGTACCAACTCCGTCTGATCTAGCAGATAACAAGAAGGGTATAAAGTTACTTACCCCTGAAGAAGTAGTTCAGAAATACCTAAATGGTCGACCAGAAGTTCTCAATGAATCTGGTAAGGCTGCTGGAACTAAGCTACAGAGCTTCGTTGGAGATGCCTGGGATGCCATTGCAAATGATGACTCTCAGACTTTCGAACAGATGATGGTTCAGCTTCTTGGAAGACTTCCAGACAATGAAGAGTCTCGCAACCTCCTAGTCAATACCCTGCGCGATGGAATTAAGCAGAAGTTCAATGGAACTACTAAGGGTCGCTCGCTAGCCACTCTAGCCAACAACATTGAAAAGAAGATCATGCAGGAAGGCTGGGATCTTCGAGACACTAATAAGCGTCCTTGGACTAGCCGCGATGGCAAGACTATCGTTATGCCAGGTAATAAAGTTCGTTATTGGAACTCTACTGGTGAATGGTCTATCGGTGAGGTTTCATCTGTTAATAAGCCAAAGCAGGGCTATGATGACATGGCTACTATTACATTTGCTAATGGCCAAAAGGCAGTACTTAGAACTGACAAGCTAGACGTTCTAGGCGCGGAATTAGATCCATGGTTGAACCAGCACGATCAGGATTCTACAGCTACTGATTACAAGCCAAGCCTAAAGGGTAAGGAACTTCGTGAAGCTCGAGGGTACCTGAACTTTGGTGACGAGCAGCTCCAGCAGGACGACAATGCATCGATTCCAACTGGACAACCGATCACTACTAACCAAAATGCGACAGCTCCATATCTAGGGACTACTGGACAGGACAATAGCTCTAACGCGGCTCCTACTCCTGATGCTACTCCTGATGCTACTCCCGCCGCTCCTGCTGCACCAGCCAATGCTCCAGACCCAATAGAGGATATGGAAGCTGGTGACCCATGGCACGGCGAGAGTGGTGACTACCTAGGATCATTTGTAGAGGCTCAGCTAGTTACCTCAGATGACGGTACTACCGAAGCCTGGGCAGTAATCTATATGGATGCCAATGGCGACGAGCAGTTAGAGATAGTTCCGAAGGGTGAGGCCCGCGGCCCAAAATAGATAGGGCTGTAGCTCCAGGAACTCCTGCTGCAGCCCCGAAAGCCGCTAAAAGCTTACAGGGCGTAACATTCTCTAAGTCCCTAGCTGGGATCAGAGAGTTGAAGACTGGCGCTACCCTAGGTAGACCTCGAACTACCCCTATTGACCCTAGCTTCCATGATTTGAAGAATATTGAAGCTCATATCTTCAGTACTCTTCCAGCTTCAGTAGATCTAGACGGGCTAGACGACAAGATCCAAGCTGTCCGTTCTGCTAGAACTGATATGGCTAAAGATATTAATGTAGACCCAGCGAAGCAGTCGGTCTACGAGGAAGCGCTTAAGAATCTTCTAGACTTCCACCATGACCAGTTTGATAAGGCCGAGGGCTACACCTTTCCGCTCTCTCTGATTAAGTCGGACCAGGCGCTAAGCCCACGCGGAATTGCTAAGATTGCGGCTACCTCACATGGGCGCGACCGATCTGGTGCCCAACCAAAGTCAGTAGATACTTTAGCTGACGAGTCAGTAAAAAACTTCAGAGACAAGACTCCAAGAATCAATGATGTCCTAGCATCTCTTGGTAATGACTGGCAAGCACAGGGTGCAAAAGAGTATCACGATGAGTTAGTAGCTAAGCTCTTTAAGGAATACTCAGATTTGGGTCTTCCTCGCCCAGAGGCTGAGTTTAGATCCAAGGTTCGAGCATCTAGTATGCTCAACAACCAGGCTGGCAATCCATCGCTAGCTCAGGTGAAGGTCTCTTCTGCGTCAGCTAATGCCGAAATTTTTGTGTACATGAGTGACAATGGCGACGGAACGCTAACTCCATCACTATCTGAGGCTCAGGCAAAGTATGTCAATGATGCGATAGTTAAGTCGCGTGCATTTAGATTCAATAAAGATAAGACAACTGTCCATGCTCTAGGTGCCACTACTTATCTACCGCCAGCTGTGGCCAGTGACATTGGTGATGGGGCTGCATTTACCTACTTTGGTGGTAATGGCGTCTACCTATATCCAAATAGAGTGTCAGGTATTTTAGGGAAGCTACCAGACGACCCTAACTTCTACTCGACAGACATTAAGACTGAAGCAGATGCTTTTAACCATATCGTAGTTCACGAGACTGGACACCTACAGATGTACAAGCTCTGGGGCGACGATAAGAATAGCGGTAGAGCGGCTCTAGCTGCAGATATGGCTAAGCTCAATGTCCCTCAGGATGTTGGCACATACTCACGTAGTAGCGCATCCGAGAGCTTCGCCGAGCAGTATGCTAAATACCTACTAACAGGTGATGCCTCTCAGCAATTCCTAGATCTTTTATCTTCTAAGGGTCTTACAAAGGCTCAAATAAACAAGAAATGGCGCGACAGGTTCTCTGGCAAATCTACGGCCCACTCGGCATTCATGGGAGCACTTAATAAGTTTGCCTTAGATTATGGTGATGGAAGTAGCTCTAATGACCCAGAAGCATCTAGTGACTATGGAAGTAGAGATACTAAGTATGGATCTAGATCTGCCAGTAAGGCAGCTAGACTAGCTGGCTATATAAACAACTTACCTCAAACGGTAGACAAAATTGACGAGAATACTCATCACATAGTATTCCGAGGAAACTCTGATATTTCAGGTAAGTCTGGCTGGGATCTTCACAATGAATTTAGAGTTAACGTTACACCTTGGTATGGTTTTGGTATATACGGTGATGGCCAATATATCAGTAATGATGAGACTACTGCTAGATCATTTGGTCCAGATGCAGTGGCCAAGCTTGGATTAGCTAAGGATGCTAACTTAGCAGCCTACTACGGTGACTCAGGGAGGAAGCCAACTACTGCCAAGCCTAGGTCAGAGTTTGATATGGAAGCATTCTATAAAGAGCTACGTACAGAAATCTTCCCTGAATTTGTTAGAAACGAGATTGACCCCGATCTATCTGATAGTCAAATTGATGCACTAGTTAGAAGCATTATGGGAAGTGTAGGCTTGGGTGGTAACGACACTATGCCACAAAAGGTAGCGGCAATCTTGGCTGGATGGGCGGGCTTTGACGGTCTAGAAATTATGAGAGATAGATCTGAATCCTACTATGTAGTTCTGAATAGAGGGATCGTTCAAATGTTGCTCCCTAAAGGATATACAAGCTAGGATTTATATATGACTATTTTATCTAAGGATGCACTTAAGCGTTCAGTTAACTACTCTCGTAGGTTTGCTGAAGTCCTATCGCAGGCTGATAAGTCAGACTATTTCAGCTCAGATGGAAAAGTCTGGGACCCTAAGGCAGACTGGAACTCTACACCTCAATATGCTAAAACATCAGATGAGTTCGAGACCCTTCTTATGGGAGCGATTAACGCTGCAGTAGATGAGGGGCTAGAGGAGCAGGACGTTCTCCCAGAGCTCATGGAGTTTGTAGTTAGAGTAGAGACGCGTAACAATGACTACCTGAAACCTAAGCCAGAAGGCCGCCAGCACCGTACAAAAATTACTTACTACACTGAAGATTTTGTAAATAAGCCAAAAGAAACAACAATAGACTTGTCTACTATGGAGGATTCGGAGCTAGCGCAGCTTATCTTTCAAATTCCAGAAGCCGTTTCCGAACTCGTATATCGCGAATTATACGGGAAGTAGAATCACAAGGCAAAAAACAATGCTAAAATATTGTTAGCCATCACTTAGTAAATCATTGCGCAAAGATTAGAAAGATAGGCCATGGCAACTAGTAGCATTAGCGACGTATGGTTTTACGTTAACCCAGAAAACGAGCAGATTGATGCCGTTTTGTGCTACTTCCCTCTTGGTATGTCCATTAGACAGGGCAAAGACTGGGAAATCACCACTAAAGAGGATTCTGGCATCTACGATGTCCTGACTAACCACAATGTATATCAGCTCGACTGGGACTCAGATACCAAGGTCATCGACGATTCTTTCGACTTCGACAACTATGATGACGTTACCCATATTGCACTAAAGATGTACGACAACGGGGAGCTAAACCTAGCTGAGCTTAAGAAGTACGCTGAGCTAATCTACACTGCATCTAGCGCCGAGGATATGCCTCAGGCGGAAGATGCCAAGGAGTAAAGTGCCAAAATTTCTAGGTATTGCTAATGACTTGGCAATTTTCACTAACAACGGTCTATATGCTGCTGTAAACACTTCCACAAATTTTGTAGAGGACTACACCCAGTCCGAGCTATCTGCAATCGTTCAGTCGGAATTCCTTAAGACGCTGCAGGTAGTTGTAGAAGATTCAGTGGTTGAGCTAGCCGAGGCAGCTCTACTATCTATCGAGTCAATTACTGCAGGAGGCGCACCTGCTAGCCGTCTTTACACTATTCCTGGTGGCGTCCAGGCTGAGGCTAAAAAGGCACTTAAGTGGCGTCATGAATCTAAGCGCGGTGGAACTCCAGTCGGTCTAAACACTGCTCGCACTCTTGCAAAGGGTGGCCAGATTGGCATCGAGAAGGTTCGCCACATCGCTAAGTACTTCCCTCGTCATGAGGTTGACAAGAAGGGCAAAGGCTGGGAGCCAGGCGAAGAGCACTTCCCGTCTAACGGCCGTATCGCCTGGGCACTTTGGGGTGGCGACGCTGGACAGCGCTGGGCCTCTGCAATTGTAGAGCGTGAAAATAAGAAGGCTCTTACATCTGGTGGATACGCATTGCCAGGTTATGAAGAAGACGTTGCAATCTACACCTCTGAAGATTCATATGGTGCAGACATCTCCGCTTTCAAGGAAGCTCACGAACTTGACCCATACGAGGGTCCAGAATTTATGGTTAGAGTCCGTTTGGACGACTCTGGTATCGACCGTCTATATAGAATTGACATTGACGGTCAGGTGTATCTGTGGGATGGCTCGGCATGGGATAACCTAGGTCACGTTGATGGTGACGTCTACTCGTACGACCAGGCTTTAGATGATCCATATGACACATGTGAGAAGACTCACGTAATTATCGACCCTTCTTCAGCAGTAATTGTTTCGGCATTCCTACAGGAGCGCCCATTCCAGCCAGTCACCCTAGATGAAATCGACCCAGAAGAGACTCAGCTCATGAGCGACGGGTTGGCTGACGAAGATTTCACAATGATCGATAGAGTCATGACTGCTGCAGGCGAACCAGTTACTAAGCCTGCAACTGCCACTGACGGCAACTATACCCCTGAAGAGCGTGCTAAGAATACTCAAGCACAGCCTCGCGATGCTGGAGGTCTCTTTGTTAAGGTAGGCAGTCGCACTGTTGTTGGCGGTGACGCTAGACGCGGGTCTGGCACAATTACCGACATCGACAGCACTACTGGCAAGGTTCGCGTAAGACTTGACTCTGGTAAGATCATAAACGTAGACGCTGGGTTCACCCAGGCTGAGTCTAGTATCGATGCCCCAACAATGGTACCTGGGAGAGATGCACTACCTCCAATTGATTTTGGGTCTATTCTAGGTGAGCCTAGAACTCCTATTGATTCTCCTATAGCCCACTTGCCAGGTACTTTGCCTAAGTTGACCACTAAGGATATTCACTCTCTAATCAACGGTTTGCCTGCATACTACAAGAGCTCTAGAGACTACAAACTACTTCCAGATAAGCCAAAAGGTATGAAGGCTTACGACAAGAAGTACATAAAAG